CCCTTTTACTGGCGCAAAAAAATCATAAAATCTTTCTTGTATCTGTTGTCTAGGTTCTACATAAGTATTAGTGAAAAGATTAAAAGCATCAATCATTTCTGCTCTTCCTCCTAATTGTCCCTCAACTCTTACACCAAATATCATTGGTGAAGTTATCTTATGCCCTACGAATATTTCTTGTTGAATAGTGTTGTTTAAAGCATTGTATTTATCAGCAAAATCACCTGCGCTTAAATCTTGTATTATTGCTGCTCTATCTTTGTCATCTGCAAAATCAACAACTATCGAACCACTTGAATCAGTTGATGTAAATTTACTTTTTAATTTACGTTCAGTGGCTTTCATTTCATCATCGCTTGGTATACCATTAACGAAAGTTATCATTTTAGAACCTTTGAAACTATTTTGAATTTCGGCTCTATGATAATTTGCAATTTCAGCATCTGTAATAATCGCAGGAACTGCACCAATATAATCAGGAAGTGTATAAGTATTTAAATTTGGTCTGTACGCTTTTAAATAAAACAAACTTTCTGCTTGGTTTTTATTTATATCGTATGCAGGAAGTGTTTTAATATCCTTTGGATTTGTGTTTTCATCGCCTTGTTCATTTATCCATGTATTACTTAAATAGAACTCGGTGTTATCCTCGTTACTTCTTACGTTGCAATAATCAACATGATATATTTCAGCGATACCGCTCTTGCCTTTTTTGCCAACGACCTTTAAATAAAAACCTCCAAATAACTCATAATCTAAGATTGTTTTTTTCATCAAATCATTTAGCGTTTCATATTGATTCGGAGCATTGATGTACGCTTGTAATTTTGCAATGTCATCGCCTTGCATATCTGCTTGGTCAAACTCTACACCCTTACCACTTATATACAATTGCTTTGAAGTAATAATTGCGTTATGCTTTGCACTTCGATTAAACAACATAACAAGATACTGAGGATAGTTGTTTTGTTCACCGTACTTTATCCAATGCTTTCCAGTCTGCTCAACAAACTGAGGCACTTTATTATTATCGAATCTTAAAGAAATTAAATTACTTTTATAAGTCATCAGGTTGGTAAACTATATTGGTTGTGTCTTGTACTTCATATTCATCTATTTCATAATCGCTAATTACAACTTGCACCGTTCCAACTTCAACTGTTTTAGTTATGTTTGGAACTGCTGCTGCTGCATTTGCTAAACCGCTTGTGTTAGCTAAGTTAGTTTGGTATATACAATAGTTATATAACCCTTTAAAACTTAATCTAACCTCACCGCTTAATGTGTTTGGGTTGGCTTTTTCAGTTACTATAAATTTATTGTACCTTTCTTTAAACGTGCTTATGTCAGTTGCTATAAAATAGTACTTGTCAAATGTGGTTTGATTCTGAAATAAGAATAAATAAATAGGATTAGTTACAGTTGAATTTTCAGTAACTGTTACTACTACATTATTGGTATTATCTTTTAAAAATCGAATCACTATATAATATAATATAAAAAGTTAAAAATATTGCTAAATAAAAAAAGCTACATAAATTAATAAGTAGCTTTTAAACTATGAAAAACAAATCTATACTTGTAAAGCAGCTATTATTGAGGCATCAACTTCCTGCGAAAATGTAGCTTCCATACCTTGAAAAGTAATGTTATAACCATTAAATTCATTCATCGCTGCACCACTCGCTTTAGAACCTCCGTTCACTTCCATTCCATTTCCTTTGCCAAATAAAAAATATTTACCCTCTTTAGTTTCAACAATAATTGAAGTTCTATTCTTAATTACTTGTTGTAATAAGAATGAAGTTTGATATTGCATTCTTGTAAAGTTTGCGACTATGTTTTGTTCATAAGCAACTGTTCCTACTTTAGGGTCGCTCTGAATATTATCAGTAACACTATTAGCTGCTCTTGGCTCTAATGCATACTTAAAATATTTAGTTGCTGCTGCTTTTGTAATTGCTGTTACATAACCACTCGCATTTTCTGCTACGGCTGTTATATTTGCAAATTCTGTTATATAAATGTTTTTGATTCCACCAACTGAATCCTTACAGTCTAATGCGTAACCGCCTACTATTGCACATGGCATAATTTTTTTCCTCCTTTATGTTTAAAAAGGCAGTGAACTTAATCACTGCCATATTGTTAAATTATATTGTGAATTTTACTATTTCTTGAGTTTGTGAAACTTGAACACCGTATTTAAAACGTGCTTTAAAACGAACTAAATCAAAATCTTCTGAGTACCAAAATTTAAATTCTTCTTCTTCGTTTTCTAAGTCAACACCAAAAAACATATTACTATCTCTTAATGCGTAGATTGCATTAGTTCCTGTTAATCCTGGTGTTGCAACTATGTTAACATTTGTACCATGAATCTTCATTTCACCCAATGCATTATCTGTTGCAATAAAGTTAAATAAATTTGCATTGGTTAATGCTGTTTGGTAAGTTCTAAAGTTACCAATACCCATGTACACATTTAAATCAGGTTTGTCTAAAATTTCAACTGGAATAGCTTGGTAAATACCTTGCACAATTGAAATAATATTAGCTGCTGTAATTGCTGTTACGGGTGTCATAAATGCACTTGCATTCGCTTGGATAGTTCCACTTGCAGCGTTGATAATTTTTACTAAACCATCAAATTGCTTCAATTGGCTATTCCATGAAGTTGTGTCACCTTGCCAAATTGCTTTCTCTACATCTTCTCCCATTGTTCCTAAGATAGTTTCAGTAAATGCTTGGTCAATTCCGCCTGGTAAAGCATCATAATTAGAACCTGGTGAAAGTAATAATTGAGTGTATTTAGTTTCTAAATCATTCACACACCATTCCTTATTTACTTTTATTCTGCCAACTGTCAATACACGTGCAGAAATAGTAGTGTCACCACTTGCACTAAATCCACATGCATCGCCATTTTGAAAAATTAAAGCATCGGTTAATGCAGGAACTTGAATTGTTGATTTTACTCCAGTTAAAATTTGCATTCTTTTAGCTGTCTTAGGCTCAAAGAAACTGCGAGTAATTAGGGTTTGTTCATTTGTCTTGGTATATGCTGCAAGACTAGTTACGTTAAATGCCATGTTTTTATTTTTTTATTTGTATGCGTTTCTAATTTCAGCAATTCTCTCGGCTGCTGATTTCTCCGATTTTTTCTTAAATGTAATGTTTGTTGGTTTTGGTGTTTCAACAATTGGGCTATCTGCAATGTCATCAACAATAACTTTAATTGCATCAAACTTTTCGCTTATTGATTTTGCGCTGTTGTTAATTGTTTGGTCAATAGCTGAAAATTTGTTTTTGTAATTTTCAAACATTTCAGTCATTTTAGTTTCCATGTCAGCAATTTTAGTTTCACATGATCCCATACGCTCTTCCATTTTAGCCATTAGGTCATTTGCCATTTCAACTTCAACTTCTTTTTGCTCAATTGAAGTTGCCAATCCGCCTAAAGTAGTAACCTTAGTTCCATCTTCAAGTGTATGTGTAGCATCAGGTGCTGGCATTTGATTACCGTCTTTGTCAACTACCATAATTGCAGTTCCCTCTGCTAATTCACCATCCCACATAACCTCAGTTCCATCTGCTAATTTTGCGCTTTTAAACTTTTCGTTTTTTGCAAAATCCATTTTTAATAAATTACCAATTTGCTTTAAAGCTTCCATTGGTGTAAGTTTTGGTTTATTCATTTGTATTTTTTATTATTTCAATTATTTGCTTAATTATACTTTGTGGTTTAGAATCTATTTTAACAGTGTTAAAAATCCCCTCAACTGAAAATCCTTTAAACTCACCACTTTTTATAAAGTCATTCCATATTTCATCGTTATCTACTTTATAACTTCCAAACCAACTTCCATCAGTTAATTGATAGCCTTTGGGTGCATTTATTCCACGTTCAGAATCAATTAAAAAACTTTCAATCATATACACACCATCAATCATTTTATTGCTGTTGTGCATTTCGTTTACTAAATTACTTTTACCTTGTTTAAAAAACTTATTTCTTAAATTGTAAATATCTTCTGCTCTAAACAAACCATAATATTCACCCTCTTCGGTTTTTCTGTATATTGGTAAATCGGCCACCATTAAAGGTCCTGATATAATTCTTTTTTCGGTGTCTGCTTTGAACTTAAAAAAACTTTTAGGTTCTATCGGTGTATTGTCAACTCCACACTTACACAAGTAAGGATTTTCGCCACCCTCTTTTATATCCCATGAATGACCGCATGATTTACAAACTATAATATTAACTTGTTCATTAAATGCTTGCCAATTCATTTCTATTGCAGGCTCATCAACAAATGCAATAGCATCTAATTGCGCTTCATCATCCTCGCTTACAACAAATCTATATATAGGTAATTTATCAATCACTATAATATAATATAACTTTATTTTATTGTTGCTTTTTTGACAATATTTTTTACCTTGGTTTGAGTTTCAGTAATGTCAGTTTCAGTTACAAACACCTTACTATCTTTGCCCTCGTTTATAGTTCTTAAAGGGTCTGTTTGATTTAACCTTGTTCCACTTACTGACTGAGGAATTCGTGGAATCGGTGGTGCTGAAAATGATGGTTGACTTCCACCTCCACTTTTGCCAGGTATTGGTGTATCAATTATATTTTTAACCGCTGCAAACCCCGTTAAACCAATTGCGACTGAAGAGGCTATTGCTAATGGTGTATTCGCTGCATTTGCTGCTAATGTTTTGGCTATTGCTGTATAGGTTGAAATGGTTGCTGCGGCTATTGCTAAGGCTTTGCCCTCTTGTGTATCTTTGCCCACCAATCCGCTTATTGTACTTAATGAACCTGCATAAGAATCTAAAAGTTGCAGTTTTGCGTTTTGCTCATTTTGTGTTATTTTTATTTTTGCGTCTGCTGTTTGTTGGTCTGATAGTAAACCTTTTTTATTTAATTCATCTAAGGCCTTAAATCTTTCTTCTGCACTAAGAAGTTCATCGTTTGCTATTTCGTTTAAATCGTTTCTATACGCAGCCTCTTGTTCTTGTTTTGCTAATAGTACGGATGATTGCCTTGCCCTATCGTCATCAAGTTTCTTTTTAGCTTTTTCATCATATTCTTTTGCTCTCTCTTCATTGTCTTTGTCAGATGCTTCTTTTTTCTTTTTAGCATCCTCTTCTGCTTTGTCTTTTTTTGCTTGTGCGTCTTCCCTTATTTCTGTTCTTGTTTTTTCTATTTCAATTAATTTAGCATTGTATTCATCACTGCCTTTTTCTAAAATAGATAATTCGTCTTTTTGTAATTGTAATCTTTTTGCCTTTACATCTTTTCCTTTTGCTTCCTCTAATTCTAATGCAAATTGTCTGTCTTTTAATCCATTTTCT